TCATGGCAAGGGGTTGCGGGCCTTCTCAGCCCGGTGCCTGGCCCGCGATCGGCAACGCTCGCCGCAGAACACGGTGTCGATCCGCTTGTGATCGGCCACCGGGCCGCCGCACTCGGGGCAGATCCGCCCGGCCTTCGTCTCGGTCAACGCCGCCGTGGCCAGCCCGTTGAAATACGAATTCCTGCATGCCTTGGAACAAAATGTGCGCCGTATGTGCGCCATGGGCGGAATGACCGCCCCGCATTGTTCGCAGCGCCGGGTGAAGTCCATCACGCGGCCTCGGCATTGAACAGCGCCCACCACCGCGATCGGCAGGGGCTGGAACAGAAGTTTACATGCTGACTTCGGAGGGGCAGTCCGCAATGGCGACAGCAGGCGTCGCGCTCCACGTGCAGTTGGGTGTAGGCGCGTTGGCCCTCGGCCCAGGTCGGACGCTCCGCCCCGGCCTTCGTCAGCGCCTCGGCCACCAGATCCCGCGCGATCCGATCCGCCGTCGCCCAGGGCCAGCGCGCGAGGCACAGGTCAGACCGCAGCGAAGCGATGAACGCGCTTTCGTGGCGGAACAGGCTCGCCGCCCGCCCCGCCTCGAACTCCTGCCGCATCACCTTGGCCACGGCCCCGATCAGCGCCTCCCGGTGCTTGATCCGCCGCCGGTCAGCCCTCGCCATTCCAGCCGACCAGCTGCATGGCGATCGCCGGGTCAATGTCCGCCGCCTTCGCCTCGGCCAGCGCCTTGATGATGGCCGACATGGCCCGCGCCCTGCCGCCGGTGTCATAGGCTTGCACGGGGGTTTCCACGTCGATCGCGACGGTCCCGCCCAGCTTGGCGCTGGCCTCCTGGCCGATGATCTTGGCAAGGGGTGACAAGGTGTATTGCACCAGGTGGCGCTGCGCCTCTCGGAACACCGGCCCGGTGCTGGCCGGGTTGAAGAACGCCGCCGGGACGCCGAACACCTCGGCCACCGCGCCCCGCGCCTGCGCCAGAAGCGCGGACGCCTCGGCCTTGCCCAGATCCGGGGTCAGATCGTCCCGGCGCTGGCCTAGCTGCGGATTCATTCCCGCCGCCGTCGCCTGCGCGACGCCTTCCACGATCAGGACGGAACCCTGCCGCCCGCGGATGGCCGATCGCGTCGCCGCCATGTCCTCGGCCCCGGAGTCCGGCAGGGGCAGAACCTGCGAACCGATCGGCGCGTCCCGGTAGGTGTCCCGCAGCGCCTCCTCGATCTCTTGAAGGAGACTTGCCGACAGCGCCGCCCGCCGCAGGGGCGCGGTCCCCGCCCACGGGGCCGCCGTGTCGCTGCCGATCCTGACATGCAGGACCTCAGCCGCCAGAACCGTTTCGGTGCGCCCGCCGCCCGCCTCGGGGATGCTGACGCGATAGGCCACCGGCCTGCCGTTGCGGGTGGACACGTCCCAATCGGTCGCGGGGATGATGCCCGCCCCGTCGAGAACGCCGACGAACTCGCCCCGCAGCGCCAGAGACCTCCCCAGAAGCCCCATGGTCGCCGGGTCGAGCATGTCGGTCCCGGTCACGTCCGCGACGGTCAGGACGCCTTCCCAGAGGCTCACGCACGCCTGAACGGCGCTTGTCAGCTCGGCCAGGTCGGATGTGCCCACGATGTAGCTGGCCCGCGCGGCCATGATCGCGGCCGTGTAGCCGGTGCCGGTCGATCGGGTTTCCTCGATCGGCTTTCGGCGGAAAAGGTCCATGATCCCCATCAGATCCTCCACCGCGAAAGGGGGTGCAAACTGGCGCAGGCGCGGGGCTCAGGTTGCCATGCCCGCGCCTCGATCTGCGCGCCGTCATAGGCTGGCCGGGTCACGGCGCTGATCTCGAACAGCTCGGCCCGCTCGATCCGACGCAGAACGCCGTCGCCGCGCCGCTCGATCCGCTCGCCGCCGGGCGAAACCCGGAACCCCGGAGACAAGCCCCGGATCAGCCCCGCCCGGTGCGCGGCGATGAAGTCAGACGCCCAGGACGTGGAAGCCGACAGGGTGGCGGTGATCTCCAGCGCCGCGTCGGTGTCGCGGATTTCCAGCGTCCCCGCCGCCCGGCTGGCCAGCGGCTTGCCATAGTCATGGCCTGCCAACAGGTGCACGTCCGCGCCCGCCTCGATCCGCGCCCCGAACGCCCGCGCCTCGATCGTCTCGAACCGCCCGCGGGCCAGCTCGGTTTCAGCGCCATAGGGGAAGCGCCCGGATACCCGGACGCCTCCTTCCATTGCGCGCAGCTCCAGCGCGCCAGATGCTGCGCCCCAGAGCATCAGGCCTGCAACCCGGTCAGGATTTCCAGCTGCGCCCCGCGCGCCACCGTCACGTCCGCGCTGACGACGCCGGTCAGCCGCACGCCGCCGGACTGGGCGTCCGCGTAAACGTCGCGGATCAGATCGACGCCGCCCCAGATCGCCAGGAAGGCCGGGGGAAGCCCGCCCGCCGCGGTCGTCATCAGGGCCGACGATGCCAGCGGGTCGCCGGTCGGCGCGGCCAGCCCGTTGGACGTGACGACGACGCGCCCGGCCTCCTGCTGGATCATCGCGATCAGGCGCATGTAATTGCCGTCCGCGTCCGTGGTTTTCATCAGCTTCGCCCAGACCTCGGGGCGGATCATGGCGTTGACGCTGCCGGGCGCGCCCGCGTTGGCCACCAGGAAGCGCGCCAGGGCGTCCACCATCACGTCGAAGTCCGGCGCGGCGTCGATCGCCGTGGACGTGATGCCGTAGGTCGCCGCGCCCGGCAGGATGCNCAGCGGCTGGCCGGTCGCCCCAGTGCCCTGAAACACCGCCGCGTCGAGCCCCACCTGCATGGCGTTGAGCATGTCGCGCCGCATCGCCGCCTCCAGCCCCGCGCCCGACTGCTTGAGCGCCTTGCGAGTCATTCGCAGCTGAACGCCGAAGTTGGAGTCAGGGGCCAGCGCCTTGTCCGTGGTCGCGAACGCGGTCGGCCCGGCGACGTTGGCCAGCTCGCCGTCCGCCCAGCCCGCCGCGATCGACGACGACACGACGGGATATTCCCGCTCGCCCTGCGCGATGTTGATCGTGGCCACGCCCATCTGCGCGGCGACGGTCGATGCGAACAGCCGGTCCACGATCGGCATGGTCTGCATGGGGTTGGGCGTGCCCGAGGCGATCGTCTCGCCCGCGCGGGTTTCCAGCAGCGCGCCCAGCGGGACGGGGATGCCGCGGTAGCCGCCCGACGCGCGCATTTCCTCCACCACCTCGGCGGTGCGGCCCGACAGCGCCCGGCCCTCGTCGAGCGCGAACACGGCCTGCCGCAGCTCGAAGCCCGCCACCAGGTCCGCCCACTGCCGCCCCTCGCGGGTTTCGAGCTCGCCCTTCGCCGCCTGGCGCTGCTCATCCTCTCCGATCAGGGCCGCGCGGAACTTCCGCTCGTTGTCCTGATATTCGGTATCCATCGCATCCATCTTGGCGCGGGTTTCGTCGGTCAGGGCCTCGGCCCCGGCCAGCTCGGCCAGCGCCTGCCGGATCTCCGACTGGCGACGCTGGATTTTCAGGCTATCGAGCATGTTTCGTCCTTTTGGGATTTGCCCAGATTGGGCCCATTACGAGAGGAAGCCGTGGCCAGCTCGGCCACCGCCTTGCGCCAGGCTTGGCGCTGTGGATCGGGCGCGCGGCCCATCTCCAAATTCGTTTCGCGGGTGTGACAGCGGGCGCAGAGGGTCAGGCAATTGCCCGGCTGAAATGCCAGCTCGGGGAAGTCCGCGACGCGCTTGACGTGGTGGACCTCCAGCCGCCGCCGGTCGCCGCAGCTCCGGCATTGCCAGCCGTCGCGCTCCAGAACGGCATGCCGCACCGGTTGCCACTCGCGGCGCTTGAGCGCCCATCTGCCCGGACGCTCAGTCAATGGCCGACACTCCGGTGATCTCGATCAGCTGCCGACGCTGGCCGGTCTGCGCCTGCTTGATCCCCGCGATCTCGAATTCCTCGCCTTCGCAGATCAGCCGATCGGCTGCCGTCAGGGCGCGGGTGAACTCGGTCGAGCGGACGGAAAAGCGGCTCATCAGCCGCGCCCCGAACACGCCCGCGGTCACGGCCTCGGTGTCCCGCACGTCCTGGCGCAAACACCAGATGACGGCGCCGTGGTCGTCCCAGATCCGGGTGAAGCCGCCGTAGTCGTCGGCGGTGTCGGTCGCGCGCCGGAACTGCACGCGCCGGTCCATGGCCGATGCTATGCCCATGCCAACCTCATCTTGCTTTCAGGCTGGCCCTGCATCCGCACGCCTTGCGCCACCGCGACGACGCTCGCCGCCGCCGCGTCGATCCGGCCCGTGCTGCGCCCGCGGGCCAGTTTGTGATTGCCTGCCGGGTCCACCAGCGTGATCGCGTCCGCGAAGGCGGAGCGCAGCAGCAGCGACGGGACGCACCGCACGCGCCCCTCGAACAGCGCGCGGCGGAACCGCTCCACGTCCTCGGAGCCGTCGCGCCAGCCCATGCCGCGCCAGACGCACGGGACACGATCCAGCCCCGCGCCGCGCAGGGCCTCGATGAACTCCGCGTGCCGGAACCGGTCGCCCACGATCGCCGCCGGGGCCTGCCCGTCGAGCCTCGCCACGACGCTGGCCAGGAACCGGTCCACCGGCACGGTCGTGTCGCCCATCGTGATCAGCTCGCCCCGATCGGCCATTTCCACGTAACGCCCGGACACGCCGTCAGACGCGCCACGATCGGCCAGTCCGGGGGTCGAGGGGAAAGCCCCGACGCACTCCAGACGGCCCGTGACGGGCCAGTAGAACGCCGCCGCGGACATGCTGCGCGAGCCGCCCAGATCGACGCCCAGAACCACCGGACCTTCGCGCCGGGGCAGGGCATCCGGGGAAACCTCCGCGGCCAGCCATTCGTCGATCGTGATCAGGACGGAGCGATCGTCAGACGCCACCCGCTCGTTGCGGTTGAGATTGCGGAAACTGCTCAGAGCCGACCCGCCCCGCGCGATCGCCCGCCGGGCCTGCGCCACCAGCCAGTCCGGGGTCGCGCCGATGCCTTCGCGGGCGCCGGGATTGGCGATCAGGAGGCTTTCCAGATCGTCCGGGGGCAAGCCCGGCGCGGGGCGATGCTCCTGCACGTAACTGCCGGGGGGCGGCTCATCCATCCAGCGCGAGAACGTGTTGGTGTCGTCGGGCGCGCTGGTCGAGATGATCAGCNCCCGCCCGTCCCGCTTGCCCAGCCCGGACAAGATCGCGTTCTCCAGGTTGTCGCCCTTGTCGCGCTCCCATGCGGCGCGCTCATCGAGGATGGCCAGCGTGGGCGCGCCGCCCAGGATCGACCGCCCGTCCGCCGGGATCACGCGGGCCAGCCCGCCACCGGCCTGGTCGGTTTCGACCTCCAGCCGCGACCCGCGCCGGATCGTGAATTGTTCCTGCTCGTCCTCCGGCAGTCCCTCGATGAAGCCCACGAGGAACCCGAAGGCGGTTTTCGCCTGGTCGCGATTTCTGGCCGCGAAGATGATTTCGCGCTTGGGCTGCGGCGCGATCTCACCCACCAGGTGGCCAAGCGCCAGACCCGCCGACAGCGCCGTTTTGGCATTGCCGCGCCCGATCGACAGCAGCGCCACCGCCGTGTCCGCAGCGAACGCCCCGCGCACGAACTCCTTTTGGAACCGGGCCAACCGCATCGGCTTTCCGGCCTTGCGGCCCTCGGGAACCGTCAGCCGGGAGAGATACCGCAGCGCCGCCGCCGCATCCTTGGACGCGCGGGGCATCAGATTTTCCCCGGAATTTTTTGGGGAGAGAGAAAGCGACAGTCCCCACACCGGTCCCCGGCGAGGGGACTGTCCGGGCATTGGAACCAACTCACGCGCCGATCCCCACGCGCCGGTATCGGGCGCAGATCCGGGCCGCGGACGGCGCCAGTCCCGCGAATCTGTCCACGTCCCCGCGGCGGTCATAGAGGCGCAGAGCATGGTCGAGGATGGCGTGCGCCAGGTCCGCCGGGATGGCCGCGGCGTCCTCGCCATAGCCTGCCGAATAGGTGACGCGGACGGGGCCGCCGGGATCATCGGCCAGCGTGACGACGGGGTGGAGCCCCGCGGTTGTCGTCGCCGTGGCGATCTCGGTTGTGCTGCCGTCCGCGTTGATCAGCTCCACCGTGGGCGCGCTCAGAAGCGGGCCGATCGGCAGGGGCAGGGAAAGGGTTGCGGCTTCCTCCGCGCTGGCCTCGGCCACGATCGTCTGCGCCAGCAGGGCCAGGGCCGCGTAGTGCTCGAGCTCCATCGCTGCGGCGGCGACATAGGCCATGGCCGATGCGGCCTCGGCTTCCTCCACCCGCAGGTGATCGGCCAGCGCCGTGAGGGTCACGGGATCGGCGGTCACGGTCGGGGTGCGGGATGCTAGGCGCATGGCATGTCCGAGTTAGGTCAGCATTGCTTACCTATATCATCAGACATGCGCGTATGCAAATGCGTTTCCGGACCGACGGGCGCGGATGAATTGCTTTCCTTCCAGCCCAGCGGGACACCGGGACACCCCTATAGGGGTGTGTCCCGCATGTCCCGCAAATGGGCACCGGGACATGTCCCGCCAATGTCCCGCTAATGTCCCGTGTCCCGCACCTAGCGCGCCTTATCACCGCCGAACATCCGAGCGCCTGCTATGGCGTCTCGCGTCTCTTGCGACGTGGTGGTGTAGACGTCATCGCGACACGTCATCTTTCCAGCGTTGTCCAGGGCTTGCCTGACACGCTGGAAGGATTTGCGCTTGCTTTCCTCGTTGTCGCCGGTGTGCTGAGAATAGAAGGCGACCTTCCATGCCTCGAACGGGACACCGATAAAGTCGCCATCGCGCCAACACTCATCGCCCGTCCCGGCTTCGACATAGGCGTCAATGCCCTTGCGCTGCGATGGCGTGAGATTCTCGCCTTCGTCGTCGTCCCAGTCGTTCGTATAAGACAGCACCGCGCTTGTGATGGGCTTGCCAGCCTTATCCGTTCCGCCGATCTCCACGCTATTGAGATTGAACGATTGTTCCGCTGGCGGCTCGCCTTCCTTCATCTTGGTATTGGATACCGTGACCTTGCTACCCTTCTTCTTGACCAGATACTCGAAGTCTGCGGACGCTTTCAGGACGATGGATCCGCGCCCGCGATCTCTATCGACGTGCCCGGAATGGTGAACGACGACAATGGTGCAGCCGGGGAACTCGGCTCTCAATTGGTCCATGATGTTGACGAATTTTGACATGTCTTCCGTCTTGTTTTCGTCGCCTCCGCCGAAGTTGCGTTGCAGCGTATCCACCACGATCAGGCGCGGCGGGCTGTATTCATGCGCGAGATTCCGCGCGGCGATGACGACTTCCCGCGCGTTGGCCATATCGAGAAACTGCGCCGCCGATTTGGATTTGAACACAGGGACGCCCGCAAGAGGGATACCCCGCGCTTTGCTCCACGCCTGGAAGCGCCGCGCAAGCCCGTTGTGACCTTCGCCTGCGATGAACAGGACCGGCCCTTGCTTCACCTGCGCGCCGTGGAATTCTGCGCCGGTCGCGATGGATAGCGACAGGTCCACCGCATAGAAGGACTTGCCGCATCCCGGCTCGCCAATGATGACGCCGAGCGAATTCGACTCGAACAATCCGTCAACAATCCAATCCGGCTCGGTGACTTCCAGTTGATCGACGCGGACAAACTCAAAGTCACGCCGCCTTTGTTCCGGCTTTGCCTTGGGCTTTTCTTGCTCAGGTGCTTTCACGAAAGCGAGGCGCGCAGCTTCCTGTTCATAATACGCGCCCAACTTGCCGTCGAACACCTGCGCGAAAAAATCGGCGGTCAGCGCCTCTTCGATATGCCGGTCAAGTCTATCGGCGGTCAGCGCCTCTTCGATATGCCGGTCAAGCATGACGTGCGCTCCGTGCCTTTAGCTCCGCATGCCGTGCCCGGACTTCTGCAAGGTAGTCATACGGCTGCGGCCCCGGCTCGCGCCGATCGCAAAGATCGGGCGCAGGGAAGGCGCGTATGGCCTGCCACGCCGCCAAAAGAGGCCCGTCATCGGCTGGCTGCGTATCGTCCAGAAGAGCGATGACGATCCGCGTCACGGCTGCATTGCAGCCTTTTTTCACCATATCGAAATTGCCGTCGTGATCTTCGGCCAACTCTTCGGACGTGACGCCGCCTGCGGTCAGCCGGTCGGCATCCCGCGCCAAGTCGGCCAAAACATAGGTTGCGGCTTCATCGCACCATCTGTCGCGAATGTGGCGGCAACGGAATCTGTAGCCTCGACGTTGCTTTTTCATGGCCTGCCGAATTGCTTCGGCCAGCGGCCCGAAAGCCGGATGTATCTCGAAGACCTTTACGGGAGGCGGTGTGCCGTATCGCTTGGCGAAAGCGGAATTGGCGCGAGCAAAATCAGCGTCGAGCATTTTCATGCCGCCACCTCACGCGCCTTGAGCCACTCGGAAACATCCGCCTCGCGCCAGTAACGGCGCTTCTGGATCTTGATGGGCTTGGGGAAGTTTAGCGCCGGGTCATTCAACCAGCGCCACAGGGTCATATCAGAGACACCGCCGCAGATTTCGCGAACGGCTGCCGATGTGATGCGCTTATCTGTCATGTCGTGCTTCCGCGTGTGCATAGCCCGCATGCGGGCGAGTGATTTTTGAAAATCGCTCCCGGTCTCGGACCGTTAAGGCTCACACTTTCCGGCCATTGGCCTTCTGACACGACAGCCACCCGAAGGTGGGGAAAGGAGATATCCATGGTAGCCAGTAGGCAATTTCCTACCTGATCTTGTGTCAATACCCGTTAGACCGCGTTGCGTCAAGGGACACCACGTTCCCTGACTGCGCCTCGACCAGCGTCAGGACGAACGCCCCCCAAGCCTCCAGTGCGCGCCTTACCTCTGCCTCGTAGCCATGGCGATTGTAGACGCCTGCGACGCCGCCGAAGCTCCCCGACACATGGTTCAAAACTCGTTCGATGACCGGCATGTTCACGCCGCAGCGGGCCATCCCGCTCGCCGCCGTGCGGCGCAGGTCGTGCAGGGTCCAATGAGGAATTTGCACCGCCTCGGGGTCTGCGCCCTGCCCTTCCGCAAGCCGCTTGGCCTCGGTCAGCATCAGCGCGTCGAGCCGGGTCTTGGCGCGCGAGTAGCCCGAGGGCGGCGTCTCGCCGTTGGTGGTGAAGATCCAGCCTTCCGCCGATGCGACGCGAGGCTGCAACTCAAGAGCGGCGAGGGCGGGCGCGGACAGCGGGACTTGATGCGGCCTGCCGTTCTTCGCCCTCGCCGCCGGGATCGTCCAGAGGTCGCCGGAAATCTCGGCCTCGCGCAACTCGCCGACTTCATCGCGGCGCTGCGCGGTCAGGAGTAGCACCCGGAACATCGGCCCGAAGGGCGGTCCCATCTTCGCCGTGGCGGTCCAGAAAAGCCGCAACTCGCCATCCGTCAGGATACGTTCCCGGCTCCGCTCCGCCGCAGGAGGCTTTACGCCGGAGGCGGGCGACGTCTGCAACACGTCGCGCGACACGGACCAGTTGAACAGCTTCCGGACCGCGGCGAGCGTCCGGTTCGCCATGATCGGCGAGCCCCGATCCGCGATGCCGTCGAGTAATTCGATAACGTCGCGGCGCGTGATGGTGTCGAGCCGTCGCGCGCCCCAGATCGGCAACACCTCTTTGGTGAATATCCGGCGCGTCTCGGCTGCACTGCGATTTTGGGAGACATGACGGGCGAGGAAGTCGGCGACGACACCCCGCACAAGGTCGCGGTCGGGATCGGCGGGCGTCTCGCGCTCGGCCTTCCGTTTCGCCACCTTCTCCCCTGCCGGGTCAGCGCCCTCCGCAGCGGCGCGCAGGGCGGCGCGGGCGGCGTCTCTGGCATCGGCGAGGGTCAGAGCCGGGAAAGCCCCCAGCGTCGCCTTGCGGGGCTTCCCTGCGTGTCTGTAGCGAACCGCCCAGGAGCGCGCCCCGCTCGGCTGCACAACCAGATAGAGGCCCGGCAACGCCCCGTCAGGGATCTCCTGCCGCGTCGCCTGCGGCCTCGCCGCCTCCACCGCCCGCGCCGTCAAAACCCTCGCCATCGCGCCCACCTTCGACAATCAGCAGCCAATCAGGAAGTCCACGCGGGGTAACACAGGGGTAACAGGATTGGAGCGTCAGGCCGCGTTAGACCATGTTGCGAACATAGGCGATCAATCGGGGTTTTCCTACCATTTTCATTGCCTTGAATGGCTGATTTGGGTTAGGTGGGGTTAGGCGTCGTTGCGGGCTGACAGCTGACTTTTAATCAGCTGGTCGTGGGTTCGATACCCACCCCGCTCACCAATTTCTTCTTAGTTTCAACACCTTGCAAACTCGACACATTACTGATCGTCCGACTGTCCGAAGGCGTCCGAGTCGGACGGGAATCGGACGGCTAGACTGAAAACGGCCTCCCAATTTGGGAGGCCGCTTGCGTTTGGTCGTCGCTTCGATGGCTCCCCTGTTGACGCAAGGAGCCTAACTGAAGCCGAGATCACTCGCGCTCACCAGTGCTGGTATCGGCCCATTGCTGACCTTCAGACTAATCGTCCTTGGTGCAGCACAGCTTCTCGAGGTTGCCGCCCGGTGCCGATCACAGATTTTCCGCCACAGGCACGATCAAGGCAATTGGGAGATAAGTCTGCTCGGCCATGTTTGCGAGGGCTTTGGCGCAGCTCTCGCCAAACTCCATCTTAAGCCAAGCGACGGCGCGCTACTCGAAGCGCTGCTCGCAGTCGACAATGCCCTCGGTATCGTTGGGGCGCTGAAAACTCTCTTGGCTGGCGGTGAGGATCACCTCGAGCAGCGGCCCGTGGCGGGTCTTGTGTAATGGCTCCTTATGTCCCTCCATCAGGCGCTGGTCGTGCCGGGCCCTGCGGCCGCGCTTCCTCAGCTCTTTAAGTTTCTGCTGGAAGTCGAAGAGGGCCATCGCCTCGATCACCTTACCGGCGCGGAAAGCCCAGTCCTCGTCGCCGACCGGGCGGCGGTTGAGATGAGAGCGGCGGGCGCCGACCTCGTCCTTCTCGGCGCCCCGGCGCTTGCGGTGGCGCTTGTAGCCGCTGAGGGCTTCGGGGAGCATGACGGCCATGGGCATGACGATGGCGAAGCGTTGGCGTGGCGAGCGCGTCATGGCGGGCAGTGTCCCTGCGGGCTTCGGCCGCGCGGGAGGGGAGCGCCGGAGCGGCGCAGGGGTTCCGCGCGCCTGCCCGGTTCGAGACGGGAGAAACCAATACTGACCAGACAGCCCGCGGTCCAGGGCTTGGGCCCTCTTCACGCACTGTCCGCTCGCCAAGCACGCCGCCCCCAAGACCCTGCGCCTGTGGCGGGCTGGGCTTTGGGCGAAACAAAAACGAAACGCGCTTAAGCACTAACCTTGTGTTCACGGTTGCTTTTGCTCAGTCTCCCGTCGAGCGCCGCACTCACCATCACGCACTCAAGAACCAGAGCAGAGACCACAATGGCACGCATCGAAGGCGTCCGAATCAAGAACTTTCAGTCGCTTCGAGATATTTCACTCGGAAAGCTGTGGAATGAGAAGGACTCGACACCACTAACTCCGATGACCGCAGTCATAGGAAAAAACGGTGCCGGAAAAAGCACCTTGTTCGACGCTTTTGGTTTTTTGGCCGACTGCCTTCGCATGGGCGTTGAAGAAGCCTGTGACGCCAGAGGAAGAGGTGGATTCCTTCGACTCCGATCAGCGAACCAAGGCGGCCCAATAGAGTTTGAGATTTATTACAGAGAAGACGGAAATTCGAGACCAATTACATACGAACTTTCCATTGATACCGATGGAAATGGCAGGCCATTCGTCGCAAGCGAGCGCCTCCGTCAGCGTCGTCGCGGTCAGAGACGAGGCTGGCCATTTTCATTTCTGGTTTTGAATAATGGTGCTGGCCTCGTCTGGAAAGGCGACGAGGAGGGCGCGCAAATTGACCCGGACGACGAAGGAGATGATCTCAAATCTCTCATACAGAGAATTCTTGGCCAAGAAGGTATCGCAGATATCGAAGAATCTCGCGAAACCGAGTTCGTTCAGCTATCGGACCCTCGCAGGCTCGGCATTGCAACACTCGGATCTTTGAAGCAGCATCCTCGCATTTCTGCCTTCAGGCTTTTTATTGAAAGCTGGTATTTGAGCTACTTCACCCCTGACGCTGCCCGAAGCCTGCCACTAGCAGGACCACAGCGGCACCTCAACATGCACGGGGATAACCTCGGCAATGTAGTTCAGTACATGGAGCGCGAGCATCCTAAGAAATTTGGGGCTATACTTTCTGAGATCAGCAAAAAGATTCCTGGCGTAGAAAAAATAGACACTGAGCGCACGCCGGATGGGCGTCTTTTGCTACGCTTTGGCAGCAGCGGCTTTAAGGATCCCTTTTACGCCCAGCAGATGTCAGACGGTACTTTGAAAGTTTTCGCCTACCTCCTTCTCTTGGAAGATCCCTCACCTCCGCCCTTTATTTGCATCGAAGAGCCAGAGAACGGCCTATATCACCGACTACTGGAAGCCTTAGCAACTGAATTCCGCGCGCATGCAACCAGCGGGAAGACGGGGTCTCAGATATTCGTCACCACTCATCAGCCCTATTTCGTCGACGCACTTCAAGCGGAAGAGGTGTGGATACTCGAAAAGCAAGAGGACGGATTCAGCACCATCAGACGCGCAAGCGATGATTCAGTCGTGTCCGGCCTTACAGAAGAGGGAATTCCACTCGGCGGATTGTGGTATAGTGAGTACCTGGATCATAACTGATGCACTACGACATCCTAATTGAAGATCAGTCTGGGCGAATTTTCCTCGAAAACATTGTCCCTCGCATCCTGACGGATGGGCAGACTTGGTGCATCCGTAGCTACAAGGGAATCGGACACGTCCCAAAGGGCCTCAGGCCCAAGCATGACGCAAGAAAGAGAATCCTACTCGATCAGCTGCCGAGGCTTATAAGAGGATACGGAAAAAGCCATTCTGGATACGGAGCAGATTACCCTGCGGCACTCATCATCGTTTGCGATCTTGATAATCGCGATAAGGATGACTTCCTGACGACCTTGCTCGGCGTTCTTCGCTCATGTAATCCAGCCCCAGATACAACTTTTTGTTTGGCAATTGAAGAAGGTGAGGCGTGGCTTCTCGGTGACAAGACCGCCATCTTGGAAGCATACCCGACCGCGATCCGCCCTATTCTGGATAGTTACGTAAACGACTCGATATGTGGGACTTGGGAACTGCTAGCCGATGCAATTTACAAAGGAGGCTCAGCTGCCTTGAAAGAAAAAGGGCGCAGTGAGGCAGGCATACAGAAGTGCGAATGGGCCAAGCGTATATCACCTATACTTAGATTGGAAGACAATAGGTCTCCAAGCTTTCAGTTTTTTAGACGAACCCTGACTGCAGACAAAATAGATGAATAGGGAGTATAAGAATCATCCATCCCGACTGGTTTTGCTGAAAGGTGTTTTGGCCCGATCCGTCTCGGGGCGCGCACCTGAGAGACGCGTCCCGAACCTGGACGTCCTCTGAGAGGAAGAGGGAAGGGAAGGCCCCGGGCCGGAGCGCATCATTTCCTTTACAACTCGTGAGACTAGCCCATGTTCCTCTTCGCTTCCTTCGCCCCCGCCTTACAGAACAATATTCAGGTTGGCGACATCCTCTACTTCCGGTTCCCGTTCAAGAAGCCCAGCGGCCTCGCGGACCTGCCCGAGAAGCGCCCCGGCTTTTTGCTCGCCTTCCATTGAGCCACTTCAAGATCGACTGCTGCTGCGATGTCACCGGCAGCGCTACTCCCGTGGAATTGAGTTCGGCGCTGAACCTATCGCTGGCCTGCAGCGAAAGTCCGGTTCCCGCTGAATCCGTCGACGCGGATAGGCTGTTTAAAAGGCTTGGCGGGCATGCATCGGGCGATAGCACGTTAACCTAGGCGTGGGCTCCCCGTGGCCGGCCCTACCGCCTCACCGGCCTCCGCATCGCCTCCACCGCCCGCCCTGCCCCGGCCTGCGAGGCGGGGTTGTAGGTGATCCCCAGCCGCACGTCCTTGTCCGACTGGTTTCCCATGCCATCCGCGCGGTCACGGTCGCTGGCGCCGCCCTCGCGCGCCCACCAGGCCCAGCTTCGGCGCAGGTCGCGGAACTGCACGTCCTTGATCGCAGGCATGATGCGCGCCGCCCTGGCGCGGACCTTGGCGAAGTGCGTGCGGAAGTTGTCGGGCAGGTAGGCGGCGCCCTCCGCGTTCAGGACCAGCGGGCCCTCCCCCTGAGCCTCAGCGCGGCGCGCCTCGATCAGCGGGGCCAGCTCGGAATGCACGGGCAGCACCGCCGCCTTCTGCTTGCTACCGGCCTTCGCCTTCGAGCGCAGGAAACGCCACATGCCGTCCGGTCCGAAGTTCTCCACCCGCGCCGCCAGCACGTCAGCCTGCCGCTGGCCCTGATACCAGGCCACCGCAATCGCCAGACGCATCCCGGCCAGGCCCAGATCCGCGGCCGCGGCGCAGAGGGCGTCGAACTCTTCCCAGGACAGCACCCGGTCGCGGGGCGGCGGCGTCTCCATCCTCAGGCGCACCGCCGGGTTGGCCGCGATCCAGCCGCGCAGCTCGCCATAGCCCAGCACCACCGACATGACGCGAATGTCATGCTGGGCGATCCACTTCCCGTTCTCCCGGTAGAGCGTTTCATACCACTCGCGCAGGATCGGCTTGGTGAAGGCCGCGGCCTGCGTCGCCCCCCACTTCTTCTCGATCCGCCGCAGCGTGGCGTCATAGTCGCGCCGGGTCGCCTCACGCAGCTTCGTCCAGAGCGGCGAGCGTCGATACTCGGCCGCAAGGCGGGAGAAGGTGCGCCCGCCCCGATCCCTCACGGTGATCCCGTTGCGGGCGTCGTCCACCTTCCGGTTCAACGCCGTCGCCTGGCGCATCGACCAGGTGAGGCGGTGCGGGTCGAGCGGCACGGCCTCAAACCCGAACGCCTCGCGCTCGGCCTTCGTGGGCTCCCACCACAGCCGCCAGCTTTCATCGGCCCGCTGACGCTGGCGCACGCGCGCCGGCACGGGCTCGATGTCGTCGAGCGGCCCGGCTTCGGGCTTCGGCTTCGGCTTCGCGGCTCGGCCCTTCATGCCGTCCTCGCCATGCGCATCATCACGGCGCGGTCCACGGCGAGATCGGCCGCGGCCATGCCCGGCACACCTTCCACCCGGGCCGGCGGGCGGTTCATCCAGGCGACGATTTCATCCCGCCGCCAGCGAAGCGGACAGACGGCGCGTTGCGAGATCGGTTCCGGGAAACCCTCGTCCTCGACCAGGCGCGCGCGGGCGCTCAGAAACGTATCGGCTGAGGCGTAGCCGATCAGCTTGGCGACCTCGGTCGATGTCAGGAACAGCCGGCCCTCGCCGCGGGGGATACGGCGCCTGGTCACCGCCCTGCCCTCCGCAGCGCCTCGCGATCCTTCCGCTGGGCCCACCATTGGGCCAGGTGCGTGGTCGCGGCGCCGATCAGGATGCCGCCGAACAGCACGCCGCCGATGCCCAGGATCAGCCAGAGCTGATCGTGGGGCGAAAGCAGCATGTCATGCGTGTCACGCATCGCCCCGCCCTCCGTCCAGGAGGCGCAGCGCCGGGCCTTCCGCGGCCTGACGCTCGGCCATGCGGCTGGCCATGGCCTGCATCCGAAGGCGGAAGGCGCGGAAGCGGCGCAGCTCGTCCACCAGCGCCGGCGCGCAGAGTGTGAACAGCATCACGCCTTCCTTGGTCGCCTGGTTGCGTTGAATTTCCGACGCGACGACGCCGAGATGTTCCAGCGTCAGATCGTCGAGCGGCGGCAGGGCTTTGGGTTCGGGCAACGGCATGTGATCCTCCTCGAACAGCGAGGCCGCGTGATGACGGCTCGCAGAAATATAACGAGTAGGAATTTTCTGGGCAACCCGACTTATATCTCACCGTAATATTTTTTTGCGAACCACCCACTCACGCTCACCCAGCCAGCGCCCGAGGAATAGTCCTGGGCGATAAAAACCAATCCTAGGGAGGGAGAATGTGTAGAGAACTTACCGACGCCCTCAGGCGCGCCACGCCCATGCAAAAGCTGGTGCTCTTGTTGTTCGCAAGGACATTGGCCGGAAAGCCTATTTCTCGGGGACGAGCCTGCGCGCCATCGAAAGCAGCATCTCGCGATCCTCGGCGGAGAGCGCGTCCCAGATCGCGAGGATCTCGCTAGAAACGGGATCGCCGGGCGCACGCTCGAATAGATCGACAACATCTACGTGCAGCGCGGCCGCAAAAAGCTCTAGCGTTTCGAGGCTTGGTCGGCGGCCGCGCTCGACCTGGCTAACGATTGGCTGCGTGACGCCAGCCGCCAGAGCAAGTTGCTCCTGCGTGAGTCCCGCAGCCTTCCGCAGCTCTTTGATCCTGAACCTCATGGGTCCAGATATTACCCATAGGAATTTTTCGCTCCATATCTGGTGGGGCATATCGACATCTGGTGCGTGTTGACGAAAAAATAACAACCTGTAATATTGTGAGCGATGACACCGCTCGCAAGATACCGGCGCACCCGCCAGATGACCCAGCTGGAACTCGCTCGGCTGGTGGGTTGCTCGCAGGGCTTCATCTGCAAGCTGGAGAACGGCGGCAAACCCTCCCTGGAGCTGGCGAAGCGCATCGAAGACGCGACGAACGGGGCCGTCCAGATGAACAGTTGGTTCGACGCCCTCCCTTCCTCCGAAACCCTCGCCGCGGAGTGAGCCGATGGACGATCAGGAAGCGCGCCTCGCCGAAATCATCCGCCTCGCGAAGCAGGCGGCCAGCGGAGGCGTGATCCTGCGCGCCCGGCCGCGCTTCTCGCCCGGACTGGTGGCGCGCGCGCGCCTTCATGAACCGCTGCTGCGGCGCGCCTTCGCCGTCGGCTTCTGGAACCTGCCGCTATGGCTGACCAATCCCGAGGTCGAAGAGGACGAGCACTATGGGCGGGCGGAATGGGAGGACCTGGTGGAAAGCTATGAGCGGATGGGCCTCATCTTCCGCAAGACGCCCCCCCCGCTCTCATCCCCCGAGCTGCGCCTCGATCATCTCCTTGGCCTTCTTGAGGGCGGCGGGTCGGACCCTGACCTTGATGGCGGCAAGCGCATCCTCAAGGGCGGCGTCGATCCGGTCGGCGGGGATCTCCCGGGCGGCGGCGACGGCCAGCACGGTGGCGGCGGAAAGCGCCCCTTCAACCTGCCAGCGCTCCTGCTCAAGAAGCTCCAGGCGCTGCTCAATCGTCAGCTTCGTCATTTCTCGAATCTCCTCAATCGCATTCGCCGAGGGTGGCCATGGTAGGCCGCGCCAGCAATCCCCTTCCGACGCGGCGGACACCGCGTCGGTCGCGGCGGAGCCCCCACGGCGCGGCCAGCCTCGCGTTCCCGGCCCTGCCCTTCGCCGTTCGCCGCCGCCGCGCATCCCACACCCCTCGCACCCCGCGCGGCGGCGACTTCCCCCTCGGCGGCTCCTCCCTCGTTCCCCGGCGCCGCGCCTGTCGCCGGGACACGGACCGCCCAAGTCCGGACGCCGGCGCGCGCGCCTCCCTGCGCGGGCCGGCGTCCGGGCTTTTTCGGAGGGACTGACCATGGCCGGGGATCGCAGCCCCGTCGTCGCCTTCGGGCTCTACGCCGTGACCTGCGCCATGCGCGCGAAGACCGGCGCCCTGACCCGCGAGGCGCTGGACGAACTGGCCGAGAAGCGCGCGCTGCTGCTGCCCGAGCGGGTGGACCTGGCGCAGGCGGTCTCCCGCTTCGACGCCGGCGTGATCGAGGGCGACCCGAACGAAGCGGCCGACGCCTTCCTGGCCGTGGTCGGAGACCACGCCGAGGGCCACGCCCGCCGCATGGCCGACGCCCTGGGCGAAGCCGGCTACGCCTGGCAGGAACGGAGGGACCTGGCATGAGCGCGACCGAGCTTCCGCTGGAGCCGCGGGCCGAGGCGCCCCGCCCGCTCAGCCCCGCGGACCTGGCCCTGTTCTTCACCGCCGCCTCGGCCTGCCTGCACCGCAACGCGCCCGAGACGCTGCGGCTCTACCAGCTCGACCTCGCCGACCTGCTGCCGGACGTGGACCTGTTCCACCCCCGCCTCGCCGCCCTGCCCGAGGCCGTGGGCGCCTTCGTGGACCTGGGCGACCTGCGCCGGCCGGGCGTGATGGCGACGGGGCGGTTCGAGCGGGTCTGGTTCGACCTGCAAGCCAACGTCGCGATGATCCTCGCCGCCCGCGCCGGCGCCGCGCTGGAGGCCGTGGCGCGGGCCAAGGCGCAGGAGGGCCGCGCCGCATGACCCGCGCCGCCCTCACCTCCTTCGCCGACATCGTGGCGTTGCTCCAGGCGCGCCCCGAGGACGTGGCCCGGCGCTACGCTCCCGGCGGGTTCGTGAATGGCCAGCAGTATCGCGCTCGCAATCCGGGGCGGGCCGACAAACGGATAGGCTCGTTCTGGGTGAACGTAGCCGGCCCCCATGTCGGCCGGTTCAATGACGCCAGCACCGGCGAGCATGGCGACATGCTGGACCTGATCCAGCTGGCGCTCGGCTGCGACCGCAGGGCGGCGCTGGCCGAGGCCCGCGCCTTCCTGGGCATCGCCGACGACGAGACGGAGGCGCAGCGCGCCCTCCGCCAGCGCGAGGCGCAGCGGGCGAGAGAGGCGGCGGAGACGCAGGCCCGCGAAGCGGAGGCGGAGAAGGCCCGCGAGCGGCGCCGCGCCTACGCCCGGTTTCTCGACGGCAAGCCCATCGAGAACACGCCCGCCGCGGCTTACCTGTCCGGCCGCTGCGTCGGGCCAGGCGACCTCGGGCGGGCGCCCGGCGCGCTGCGGTTCCACCCCGCGCTCTGGTATCAGCACACCGACGACGAGACGGGCGAAGTGTTCGAGGGGCGCTGGCCGGCCATGGTCGCCGCGATCCACGGCCCGTGGAAGCCGGACGGCCCGCCCGCCTTCCTCGGCATCCACCGGACCTGGATCGCCCGCGATCCGGCGACCGGCCGTTGGACCAAGGCCCCCGTGCCCAAGGCCAAGAAGATCCAGGGCCAGCACCGGGGCGGCTATGTGCGCCTGTGGTCGGGCTACGGCCCGCGCGGCGGCAAGGGCGCGCCAATCAGCCAGGCCCCCGAAGACGCCGCCGTCTACATCGCCGAGGGCATTGAGGACGCGCTTTCCGCCGCCGTCCTGATCGGCCAGCGGCCCGGCGTCTACGTCATCTGCGCGCTGAACCTCGGGAACATGGCCGCGGTCGGCCTGCCCCCGCAGCTGCGCCGCGTGGTGCTGATCGCGGACCAGGACCCCGGCGAGAAGCAGCGCGCCCAGATCGACGCCGCCGCCGAACGCTTCGCCGGCGAGGGCCGGACGGTGAGCGTCTGGCGCAACCAGTATGGCGGCAAGGACCTCAACGACGCCTTGCGGATGGCGCGGGCGCGCGAGCGGCAGGAGGGCGCAGCATGAGGATCGAAACCCGGATCAGGCGCGCGGAGGAAGCGCCCCCCAAAGCCCGTGGCCGCGCGGGCGTCGGGCATCCCGGCGCCGCGCGCGTCATCCTCAAGGAGGGCCGAGACCACATCGCCGAAGCGCGTCGGTCCCTCGCCGACATGACCGCCGCAGTCGACGCAGCCGAAGCCGCGATCACCGCCGAGCTGCGCGCCATGGATGCGAAGGGACGATGACCAGCGGCGGCGACAGCCCTCGGCCCACGCTGCGCGTGCTGGCGAGCGAGCTGGACGCGCCCGAACCGGCGCGCCAGCAGCTATCCGCCAAGGCGGCGGAGTTTGCGGAGGGCGAGGCCAGAAAGGCCAAGGGCGGCGCCCGAGGCGGGCGCACCAGCGGTTCCGCTCCGCCCAGGAAGGGCCAGCCCGCCCGAGGCGAGATCTATGACGGCTGCCCGGTCAAGGCGCTCGGCGTCCATGGCAAGGTCAGCTGGTATATCGACTGGCTGGGCCAGATCAGGGACGTGAGCAAGCACGACCGCGACACGATCCTGCACATATTCGGCGGGCGCGAGGAAGAACTGCGCCGCCACTTCAAACGCCAGGCCAAGAGCGGCGACGTGATCGGCTGGGACCAGTCCAAGGCCGCGGCCGCCATGCAGCGCGCCGCCGCCGACCAGGGCATATGGAACCCGCTCCAGCGCCTCCGAGGCCGGGGCGCGTGGACCGATGGCGACGGCGGGCTGATCCTGCATTGCGGCGACGCCGTGCTGCACCGGGGCGTCTGGCACGATCCGGGCGAGCTGGAGGGCTTCGTCTATCCGTCCGCCCCCCGCATCCCTCGTCCCCTGCCCCCTGGCCCCGAAGTGGAGAGCGCGCCGGACGCGCTGCTGGAGCTGCTGGATACCTGGAGCTGGCAGCGCCGACATGTCGACGCCTTCCTGCTGCTGGGCTGGATCGGCTGCGCGCTGTTCGGCGGCGCCCTGCCCTGGCGCCCGCTGGTCTGGATCACCGGCGACGCCGGCACGGGCAAGAGCACCCTGCAAGGGCTGATCGGCAACGTGCTGGGCGGCGAGGGCGCGCTGCTGCAATCCTCCGACGCGACCCCCGCCAGCCTCTGGCAGATGCTGGGGACCGACGCCCTGCCCGTGGCCCTCGATGAGGTCGAGCCGGACGTGGACAGTCGGACGCGGGTTTCAGGCGTCATCAAGCTCGCGCGCCAGGCGGCGAGCGGCGGCGTGATCCTGCGCGGCGGCTCGGATCACAAGGGCTCCGAGTTCAAGGCCCGCAGCTGCTTCCTCCTGTCCTCCATCCTGCGCCCGGCCATGCTNGACCAGGACATCAGCCGCATGGCGCTGCTGGAGCTGGAGCCGCTGGGGCGGGGCGTGACGCCGCCGTCCCTGCGCCCTGACCGGATGCGCCAGCTCGGGCGTGCGCTGCGAACCCGGATCATCGACCAGTGGCCGCGATGGCACCAGACGCTGGAGCTTTATCGCGCCGCCCTCGCCCGCCAGGGCCACAACGCCCGAGGCGCCGACCAGTTCGGAACGCTGCTGGCGATGGCCGACATGTGCATGGAGGACGCGGTTCCCCTGCCGGGCCGATGCGACGGCTGGGCCGCGCAGCTCGCCGCGAGCCTGGTGGGCGAGCAGACCGACCAGGCGCGGGACTGGCAGCGCCTGGCGACCTGGCTGCTGGGCCAGCAGGTGGAGGCGTGGCGCGGGGGCTCACGCTTCTCCATCGGCGCGCTGCTGCTGGCCGCGGCCTGCCTCCAGACCACCGAGGAACGCGAGACCGGGCCGAGCGTTGCCGACGCCAAGTCCTTCCTGCCCCGATACGGGATCCGCGTGCAGGGCACGGGACGTCGCGCCCGCGTCTGGATCGCCAACAGCCATCCGCTGCTGGCGAACCTGTTCCGCGACACTCAATGGTGGGCCGGCGCCGGGCAGACCGGCGTGTGGGCGCAGTCCCTGCGCCGCGTGCCCGGCGCCGTGGTGCCCAAGTCCTCGACCCGCTTCGACGGCCGTAGCGTCCGCTACATGGACGTGCCGCTGGTCGAGCTGCTCGACCTCTCGGCCGAGCCCGACGAGGCCCCCACCGACACCCCCGAAGACTGAGAGGACCAGGACGTGCCCTGCACCCCGACGCCCCTTGCTGCGCCCGCTCCCGGACCCATGGACGGAAGCCTTGATCCGCGTCGCGGGTCCGGCATACTCGCCCCTTGGTTGCGCCCATCGGGGGCTGTCGCGCAGCGACGGGTCGGGGGCGTTGTCGCTGCTTTGTCGCTGGTGCGTCGCTGGTGTTCTTCTTTTCATATCAACATCTTGCCGTCGATCAGCGACGGAGCGACAGGATTTGCACGCCCCCCTCACATGCGCGCGCGCGATCATGCGCGCGCGCGCGCTTCGTCGTCGCTTGTCGCTCTTCCTCTCTATCTCCTTGAAATAGATAAACAAACAGCAGCGACAGACCAGCGACAAAGCAGCGACGCCCCTGCCGAGGCGTCGCCGATGCCGTGCAACCCGCTGAAACCAATAAACAAAGCGGGGATATCGGCATGAGCGGCGGGAAGAAGGCCGGCCAGGCGCAGAAGCTCGCCGCCGCCGCCGCCGAGCGCATGGCCGCGGGGCGCGAACGGGCTGAGCAGCTGTCCCTCCTGGCCCCGGCCGACCGGGCCGACGCCTCACCGCCCCCGCCGGCCGAGGGCGAGCGACGCGGGCCGGGCCGGCCGGCCGGGTCGCGGAACCGGGTGAAGCGGGCCGAGCTGCGCAAGATGTTCGCCGCTCGCGGCTGGGCGATGCCCGAGGACCAGCTGGCTCGCCTCGCCGGGCTCGACCTGGGCGACGGGGATCTGTGGGAACGAGCGATGGCGCGGGCCGAGCAGATCATCGCCTGGAGCGGCGGCGAGGCGACGCCCGCGGCCCGCATCGCCATCGTCTTCCAGGTGGCGGGCGAGATACGACGGGCCAACGAGGCGCTGCTGCCCTACGGCCTGGCGAAGGTCACGCCCGACCAGGGCGGCGGCGCGCCCGTCACCTTCATCAACCTGCCCGCGCCGGTCACCCAGGGCGCGCCGGGCGACGGGGCGCGGGTGATCGAGGGCGAGGCGCGGACCGTCGCGGCGTCCGTCTACGCCCCGCCGCCGATGCCGAGCCAACCCCAACGAAATCAAGAGGTTAGCGACGACGAAGACGAGGGGTCGGACAAATGAAGTCGGACGCTCGGGCCAAGTCATTGAAAACGCAGGGCGAAATCGCCCTCAACCCGCTTATCGAATATAAGCGGGCCGCGCGCCTCGCCGCCGCCGGCCGCGCCTCCGCGCCCGCCCTGGTCGCCCGCGCCCGCCCCCCCGCCTTCGCGCCCGCCCCCGCGCCCGCGGGCCGCGGCCGGGGGGGGGCGGGCCGGCGCGCGCAAGACATGCCCCCCGCTCCGACCCCGTTCAGCCTTCCCGGCCGACCCGCCGGACGAGGCGCAGCCGGAAACGGCGGGGCTCTGCCCGGGGTGGGGGGAGCGCGATGACCGAGGGTGCGGGGATCGGGGCCGCTGCGGCCCGGCTGGAGGGTATGGGAGCCGCTGACGCCGTGCGCGAGCTGCCCGGCGGGGCCACGGGCGACATGCCCTCCGCCGCCCATGTGACCTTCCCCGGCCCGGTGGCGCAAGCCTTCTTCGGTGACGACGCGGACGTGGTGGCGATCCAGGGGCCGGTCGGCTCGGGCAAGACCACGACCGCGCTCATGTCTCGCGTCCGGCGCGCGATGATGATGCCGCGGTCGGTCGAGGACGGGGTGCGGCGCTACAAGCTCGGCCTGGTCCGCGAGACCTATCGCCAGCTGTGGGCCACCACCATTCCGTCCTACCTGGAGACGGTCCCCAAGGCGCTCGGCGTCTGGGCCGGCGGGCGCGGCGACCCGGTGAGCCATACCGTCCGCTTCGAAGACGAGTTCGGCCAGATCGAGTGGATCGCCGAATTCCTGGCCTTCGGTGACAACGTGATCGAGGCCATGCGGGGCTGGCAGGTCACGGACATCTACGGGAACGAGGCCGACACCCTGCCCGTGGAGGTGCTGACCACCGGGATCGGCCGCATCGATCGATACCCCGCGCGGTCGCATTTCGCGGGCTACCCGCCCGAGCGGCGCAGCTGGGGCCAGATGTGCTTCGACCTCAACGCGCCCGACGAGGACAACTGGACCTATCGCGTCTTTCACGACGACCAGGAGCGCGAGCGGATCGCGCGCCAGCTCAGCGAGGGGCTGGAGGAAGGCGCGAAGCCCATCCGGATCAACTTCCACCGCCAGCCGGGCGCCCGCGAGCCCGGCGCGGAGAACCTGGCGAACCTCGCGCCCGGCTACTACGCCCGCCAGATCGCGACCATGACGCTGGCCGGGCGCGGCGATCAGGTCACGCGCCTGATCGACAACAAGCCCGCTTTCATCAAGGCCGGCGATCCAGTCTTCAAGCGCGAGTTCAACCCGGCGATCCATGTCGCGTCCGACCGGCTGCGCGCCGATCCGGCCCGCGGGCTGCGCATCGGGCTTGACCAGGGCTTCACCCCGGCCGCGGTGATCGGCCAGTTCGAACCGCCGATGCGCTGGACCATCCTCGCCGAGCTGATGTTTCCGACCGAGCATCTGCTGGCGCGGGTGTTCGGCGAGCGGCTGGCCGACCTGCTGGACGAACGCTTCCCCGGCCTGCGCGTGGAGGAAGCCTGGGGCGACGTGGCCGGCGAGGCCGAGGCCGCGCAGGCCGCGGAGAACGCGACGTGGAACCGGATCGTCGGCCAGACCGCCGGGTTCCGGGTGCGCCCGCAGCGGATCGGGGCGAACCGGATCAACCCCCGGCTGGAGGCGGTACGCGCGCCGCTGGAGTTCCTGCGCGAGGGACGCCCCGGCCTGATCCTGGACCCGTCCTGCCGGTATCTGCGGGGCGGTTTCGAAGCCCGCTACGTCTGGACCGAGGAAGTCGACACGTCAGGCAACAAGCGGAAGGTCCCGAACAAGAAGCTGGTCGAGGCGAACGCCATGGACGCCCTGCAATACCTGCTGTTGTCGGAGGCGCGGGGCGCGGCCGGTCCGTCCGGCTTCCACGCCCGCGCCTCGTCCGACCGCCGGCGCGGCGCGCCGGCCGAGGCGCGCGGACTGGAGACCGGCTGGGACGTGTCGGCCCCCTATGCGGGGGCCGACCGATGATCGACGGGCTTCGCTCCCCCGCCTGGCGCGGGCTCAGCATGGAGCCGCTGGCCCCGGCCCCGGCGCTGGCCGTGCTGACCGACCTGGACGCGCATGACCGGCTGGAGGCCGCTTTCGCGCTGGGTTCACGCTTCGACGCCGGCGACGCGCTGCGCCAGCTGATCCGCCAGGAGGCGGCGGGCGGGCTGTTCTTCACCGTCTGGCGGCACGCGCCGGAAGGGGGGGCCTTGCCCTTCGCCCTCGTCGGCTTCTCGCCGGTCTACATGCCCGGATGCTTCGCCGGCGCGCTGCTGGCCCGCGATCATCGGCGCTGGCGGCGCCCNCTCGCGCAGCTCGCCGCNGCCATGCGCGCCGACCTGCCCGCCTGGGCGCAGGCGCGGGGCGTGGCGCGGATCGAGGCGCGCTGCTGGAGCAGCCACCCGACCGCGCCGGCGCTGCTGACCGCCATCGGCTTCGCGCGCGAAGCGACCGTCCCCCGGTTCATCGACGACCCCGCCCCCCTCCAGCAGTTCGCCCTGCTTCCCGGCCCCCCCTTCTGA